CAGAAGCGTCGGGAGAAGAATAAAAACTATAAGCTTGGACGCAAAGCACCCAGACTTAACCGAGAATATACTTTTGCCACGCCAGAGGAAGAGCGGGAGAATAAATATTCCCAACTGGTTAAACTCACTGAGTACCTGGATAATCTTCCAATCCTTCAGTTGTCTCTAGAAAACGTAGAGGCTGATGACATTATTGCTTGGCTCTGTAATTGTAATGAGTATGNTGAATGGCAAAAACTCATTATCTCTAATGATAAAGACTTCATTCAGCTTTGTGACGACAAAACAGTGTTGGTGCGTCCAGGAAAAAATGAAGAGGTACTTAACAAGAATAGTGTTCTTGAGCAGTATAATATCCACCCTCGTAACTTTGCTTGGGCTCGTGCTATCACAGGGGACAAATCTGACAACCTTGAGGGAGTTAAAGGTCTAGGCTTGGCAACCGTGGCTAAAAGATTTTCCTTCCTTTCAGAAAATAAAGACTATGGTCTTCAGGACATTCTGACGCACGCAAAAAATAATAATTCTAAAATCAAGGCTTATCAGAATGTTCTGGATAGTGAAGAAATTATCGCTTCAAATTACGAAATTATGCAGCTATATACCTCTACCATATCGTCACAAGGAGTGAACAAGCTCAAATATGCGATTAAGAATGACGGGGTTAATCTCAATCGCTCAGAAATTAGAAAAATGCTCCTAAAAGACGGAATTGGTACTCTAAATATAGATGATCTTATGGTGATGTTGAATTCTCATAAAAAATAATGAGGATTTCTTACATATTTTATCTTTCTGTGTATAATGAATAAAGATCAAGAGGTATATAATGGCTGAACAGCAAGTTGAAACAGAAACTTTCAGCAAGTTCGGGAAAACCTTCCAAGAAAAACTAGTAAAAACCATCCTCTTTGACCGCAACTTTGCGAATCAGATGGAGGAAGTGCTTGACACAAGTTATCTTGAGTTAAAGTACTTACAGGTTTTTGTTGATCTGATGTTCCAGCATAAGAAGGATTATCCACATCCCACCTATGAAGCTATGGTGTCTGTTGTGCGAACTCAGACCGAGGATTACTCTACTAGTATTGTTAAGCAGGTCATTGACTTTCTGGCACGGGTTAAAAGTAATTCTATCGGCGACGAAGATCAGGATTACATTAAAGAAAAGTCTCTAGATTTCTGTAAGAAGCAAAAACTCAAAGAGGCAATCCTTAAGTCTGTAGGTCTTCTTCAGAATCAAAGCTTTGAGCAGATCCAAAAAGTTATCAACGACGCCATGAATCTCGGTGCTGATAATAATCACGGTCACGACTATCACAAGGACGTGTTGGATCGCTTTGAGCTTAAGATGCGTAATCCAGTCTCAACTGCTTGGGATGAAATAGATAACATTACCAAGGGCGGCTTAGGTAAACGTGAACTTGGCGTCGTGGTTGCCCCCACAGGTGCTGGCAAGTCAATGGCCTTAGCTCATCTCGGCGCAATGGCAGTTGTCAAAGGCAAAACAGTGGTTCACTATACACTAGAGCTTGCCGACACTGTAGTCGGTCAGCGTTACGACTCTTGTATCACAGGAATCAGATTACAAGACCTGATGTCTATGAAGGAATCTATCCTGGGCGTCATTGAGCATATCCCCGGTCAGCTTATTATTAAAGAGTATCCTACGAAGTCTGCTTCTACCCGAACTCTTGGCATTCATTTAGAAAAGTTAAGACAAAAGGGCATTGAACCTGACATGATCATTGTAGATTATGCTGACCTTCTAAAACCAACCGCAACAGGATTCAAGTCTCAGGAATTGCGCCATAGTCTTGGTAACACATACGAAGAGTTGCGAGGTATTGCTCAGACTTGGGACATCCCAGTGTGGACAGCATCCCAGACAAACCGTAGCGGATTGAACGCTGAGGTTATCACTATGGAAGCGATCAGTGAAGCATTTAACAAGTGCTTTGTAGCCGATTTTATTTGTTCCATCTCTCGCACGATGGAAGACAAGACTGAGAACAAAGGTCGCATGTTTGTTGCCAAAAACCGCAACGGCATTGATGGCATAGTTTTCCCGATGGAGATTGACACAGCAAAAGTTCATCTTCGGGTTCTTCCACCCGACGAGGACTCCTCCATTGACGCAGTAGTCATGAAGACGAAAGCAGAGCAAGACGAACACTTGCGGAAAAAATACAAACAGTTCAAGGAAGAAAGAAAAAAACAAGCTCAAGCAAAAAAAGAAGCTTTAGGTCTCGTTAACACACAAGAAGGAACACAACTCGCATGAATAACACAGACATCTCAACTCAAATCCTATCTGATATCACAGTATACATGAAGTATGCTCGCTATCTTCCAGAGAAGCAGCGCCGTGAAACGTGGGATGAACTTGTCACCCGCAACATGGAAATGCATGTTAAGAAATATCCCAATCTCAAGGGAGAGATAGTTAACACTTATAAAATGGTATTAGATAAAAAAGTCCTACCATCAATGCGTTCCATGCAATTCGCCGGTAAGCCAATCGAGATTTCACCCAACCGAGTTTTCAATTGTGCGTATGCTCCAGTTGATGATTGGCGTGTTTTCGGTGAAATTATGTTTTTGTTGCTCGGAGGCACAGGAGTCGGATACTCAGTCCAGCAGCACCATGTTGATGAACTACCAGAGATTCGCAAACCCAACCCAAACCGCACACGGAGGTATCTAGTAAATGACAGTATTGAAGGATGGGCAGACGCCGTTAAGTATCTCGTCCGTAGCTACTTTTTTGGTGGCTCACGGCTACGATTTGATTATAGCGATATTCGCCCTAAAGGTGCTCGCCTTGTAACATCTGGCGGCAAAGCCCCAGGACCCCAGCCCCTCAAGGAATGCTTAGTCAAGGTTGAGGGTGTGCTCGCAGAAAAGAATGATGGAGATAGGCTGTCGGCTATTGAAGTCCATGATATCGTGTGTCATATCGCCGATGCTGTGTTGGCTGGTGGTATCCGTCGTGCTGCTCTTATCTCTTTGTTCTCCGCAAGTGACAAGGAAATGATTGCTGCCAAGTCTGGCAACTGGTGGGAGACCAACCCACAGCGAGGACGAGCCAATAACTCGGCTGTACTTTTACGGCACAAAGTAACAAAAGAATTCTTCCTAGATCTATGGAAGCGTGTCGAGGCATCCAACGCTGGCGAGCCTGGCATCTACCTGTCCAACGATAAGGATTGGGGAACCAACCCTTGCTGTGAGATCGGACTCCGACCATTCCAGTTCTGTAATCTGACCGAAGTAAATGTCAGCAACATTAAGGATCAGCAAGATCTGGAAGATCGTGTACGTGCCGCTTCCTTTATCGGAACGCTGCAGGCTGGCTACACAGATTTTCATTATCTCCGACCAGTCTGGCAAAGAACCACTGAGAAGGACGCCTTGGTTGGCGTATCCATGACGGGCATCGCTTCAGGTCGTGTGCTAGCAGATGACATTGATTTGACTGCTGCCGCCAATGTCGTCAAGGAAGAGAATGCTCGTGTCGCTCAGTTGATCGGCATCAACAAGGCTGCTCGCACAACCTGCGTCAAACCAGCAGGAACAACCAGCTTGGCACTTGGCACGTCTAGTGGTATTCACGCTTGGCACAACGACTACTACATTCGTCGTATCCGTGTTGGCAAGAATGAGCCCATCTATTGGCACCTTGCCATTCACCACCCTGAACTAGTTGAGGATGAGTATTTCCGCCCACACGATACAGCCGTCATCTCTGTGCCCCAACGAGCACCCGAAGGTTCTATCTTGCGTGATGAAAGTGCGTTCCAACTTTTGCGGCGAGTAAAGAAAATTACAAGAGAATGGGTCAACCCTGGCAAACGCTCTGGACAGAACGGACACAACGTCTCAGCAACTATCTCGCTACGTGAAAACGAGTGGACCGATGCTGGCGAGTGGATGTGGGACAACCGCAACCACTATAACGGGTTGTCAGTCCTTCCATACGATGGAGGCTCTTATCAGCAGGCTCCGTTTGAAGATTGTACCAAAGAACACTACGAAGCTATGCTCTCTAAGCTGGCCTCTGTTGACCTCACCAAGATTGTTGAAGAGGATGACAACACCGACCTCAAAGGTGAAGCAGCTTGTGCTGGTGGTGCTTGTGAAATCACTTAAACTTGACGGAACTAAAAAACTAGAATATAATACTACTCGAAAGGAGTTGTGATGAAACCTTTAAATAGAAGACTACTTATAGAGATTAATAAGGAGGAGACACAACAGGGAGCTTTCTTTGTTCCAACAGAAGAGAAGGTCGAGGAGTTTGTAGCAGCTACAGTTTTAGCCTGCGCCACAGACTGCTCACAGGACTACACTGGTCGTACAGTTGTAATCCATTCTTTTGGAGTAGAAAAAGTAACAGTCCGAGGGGAGACTTATACTTTCATCGGCGAGAATCACCTAATTTGTGCTGAGTAATATGAATATATTTAAACCATGGCGAAAGTTTTTGATTAGAGAATCCGGATTCAATCGTATCCGTAACATTCTTTTAGGTAAAGTAGCTTCTGTAGATACGGTCGGTTTTATGACCGCCGAGAATCCAATGGCTCAGAAGTTGTCCAAGAAGGAGAACCGTGATCTCAACAAAGAGTTGATGATTTTTATGCGTGATCGGGGCTATGGACCTATTCGTATTCGTGGCAGCTTTGGGAGCAAAGAGCGGTCGTTCATGATTCCTAATATTACTCGTGAAGATATTGTGGAAGCAGGCAAATACTTTAATCAAGAATCTGTCATCTGGGGGAAAAAGGACAAAGATAATAAATTTATCTTTGAATATATCGAAGGTGATGATACAATACAGAGGAGGGATGTGGCTTTGTTTGATGATGACGTTCAAGCACGAGAAGATTTCTTTTCTCAGGAGAGGCAGTCAGCCGCTCGTAAATTTTTTATTCCCTTCTTTGATGAGCAGTACGAGATGGAGGAGGGTCAGGACTCTGAGTATGACTTGCCTGAATTAACTGAGAAGCANGCGGTCAANCATCAAGAACTTATTCAAGAGATCAANCGCCGACTAGGGTTGTCACTGGATGGTATGCGAACTGAAAAGTCTCGCTGGCAACAGCGACAGATCGCTCGCCTGAGACTTCGGGAACTAAAAAAGAAACTATGAATTCGTTTGAGCAAGACTTTCGGAAGTTCTTAACTGAAGCCGAACTAGGACAATATGTGGACGATGGACAGGTCACGTTGTATCACTATACTAAAAATCCATCAGAGTCCTTGGTGCTTGACCCAAATTATAAAAAGAGTCATTACTCTAGCAACGAATTTGAAGTTGCTCAAACACCTAGAGTGTTTTTTTACACAGATCCTAAACAGCGAGAGACATTCTTCAGGGCAGGTATTCCACTTTTTACTACCAAGGTAGATGCCGGCAGGATCTATGATTTTAAGAACGACCCCGAGGGATACATAGAAAAGAACAGACATCCAGTTTACGGCTTAAGGAAAGGCGCAGAATGGAATACACTATTAGAAGACATCCGTGAGGACTATGACGGAATATTTTACTCAACCCGACGCTTTGATGTGGTGGCATGGTTCCAACCCATTGAGGTCAACAAGGTTTCCACAGAGGAACAGGCTCGCCTCCAGGGCGAGTAGAAAGGTAAACGATGAAGTACCCTGAAGAAAATCTAGAAATGATCGAAGGTTCGCTTGTTATGAACTATCATAACAACTTGTTGAGGCTTGGCGCAATTCGCCGTAAAGCAAAGGCTACTGATGGGTGGACTTATTTTGAGATTGATTTCTTTGAAGACGATACATATGAAGCCCAATCAGACTTCCGTAATAAGTTGAACGGTAAAAACAATTATCGACTTGTTTATCGAGCGGACGAAATCAGTCCTGTGAGTGGTGCTTGGCTACAGCAAGTGGCAGATTCATATGGAGAATATACAAATGAGCGATGAAGAAAAGGTCGTGGAAGAAGTAACTGATGACTTAATTCCAAAACCACCATCAAAGCTAGCTCCCCGAGGGATTACAAGTTTTACAGTTTTTCGACAACAAGACGAAACAGGTGTATCTGGCGAGGGGGTTGTCATTGAGGGTGTTGTAATGGCGACAGGTCAGTGTGTTGTTCATTGGCTTTACCCACCACCTCGTGGAGGTATTGCTATCTTTGATAGTATGAGCGACTTTGTGAAGGTACACATTGAGCCCCATCCTGCCAACCAAACTATTATCACCTATCAGGATGGCACCAAAGATGTCTACGGTGATAAACGTGAGGACGAGGACAAGGGGAATGAGTCGTAAAATCGTAGTTGGCGTATCTATTAGCCCAAACGCTGAAAATCTTTTAGATAAAGAAGCTCAACAAAATGCGTATTTTATTTACAAACTTTTAGGTGCGGTCCCCACCGTTACCCCCTTACTTGTCTACCCTCCAGTGCTGGCTGGAGACAATCCCCCTGAGACCCTAGAGGTGTTTGGGAACACTGTACATCGTCTAGATAAATTTTATGAAGAATATCATCTAGACATTTTGGTGCTTGCTGGTTCCATGGTTACCTCTAGGCACATAGAACACTTCAGATCTAAGGGCGTAAAAGTGGCACGCCTGGTAAATGAAGACAGGTATATGGCGGACGCAGAGACAACTATCTTCGGAGACCTCGTAGCCCCCGAAGGATACTATAATGTAGCCGCCCGCCATTTGCCTAGAGAAGATTTACGAGTGGATGCTGCCTGGGTTCTTCCTGATCTCGTTTGGCAGAAGGATTATATTAAGTATCGATACGGTGCTCATCGAGCATACGTCTGTCCTATTATCTGGGCACCAGACTTGTTAGAAACAGCATTTAAAAATCATCCAAAATTTGATTCTATTCCTGTGTTTAGAAAAGGCTCCCCTGCTAACCAGAAAGTTTTCTGCCAGCAGCTTGACACCCAAGTAACCAAAGCTCCTTTGTTTTCGATGTTGGCGACGGATTTAGTTTTTGGGTCAGATAAGCCAGAGGCTTTTTCTGGGGCACATTTCTATAACACTTCACGCCATCTGCAAAACAACAAAAACTTTGTTGATTATATTAGTAATCTTTCTGTTGCTAAAGCCGGCAAGCTCAAATGTCAGGGTCCTCAAAGTTTACCAGCGATGATTGAGCACGCCCAGGTTCCTTTTCATCATCACCTTGAAGGTGGCCTTGGGTATGCTATTTTAGAAGCTGCTCACCTTGGGCTTCCCGTTGTCCATAACTCAAAGATGATACCTCAAATGGGATACTATTATGACGGGGCAAGTCTTACTGATGCTGCTCGCCAAATTCATGCCGCCCTTCGTCACGAGGAGCGTTCAGATTTAGAAAGTTATAATACGGAATGCCAAAAAACATTACAACAGTTTTCCATTAATAATTCAGACAACATCAAAGCATACCTCAGTCTTATATTAAACTTGCTGGACAAGTCTCATGAACCGTATATTCCCGATTCCCTTAGTTCGCTAGAAGCCGCCGCTAGGAATTACGAAGGTTATTTATCCCCATTGGACCAGCGCTGACTATATATCCTAATGGATTACCCTGTTACGGCAGGTGGCTGAGCGGGGAGATGGTGCCCCGCTCATTTTTTTCTTGAACTATTTTAAAAGTACGCTATACTAGTATCGCACCAAAATAGAAAGGTTGTGTATGACCAATCGTATTGAAAGCAAGATCCCATTCGTGGGACTACATGCTCACTCTGGGCTCTCGCCGTTTGACGGATTGGGGATGCCTGGGGAGCATATGGACTTCGCCTATGAGAATGGGATGAACGCCCATGCCCTCACTGACCACGGACATATGAATGGACTGTCATTTCAGGTAGAGCATCTCAAAAAGATGCGAGCAGATGGCAAGGAGTTCAAGGCAATCTACGGGTGTGAGTCTTACTTCATCAAGTCTCATCGTAAATGGCGACAGATGTATGAAGAGCACAAGGCTAATCAAAAGCGACAAAAGAAAGAAGAATACGGCATGGTCGTTGAGACCGAGGACCGCAAACTCAAGCGCAATCCTCTAAACGATCGCCGCCACTTGGTAATGCTGGCACAGAACCAGACGGGTCTCAAGAATTTGTTTAAGTTGGTATC